ATGCCATCAGAGGGATTTGAACCCCCGACCTTGGCTTTACAAAAGCCCTGCACTACCACTGTGCTATGATGGCAATAAAATAAGTTCTGGTAAATCGACATAACCGTGATTAAGTAGTCTGTGACAATTTGCACATAAGGGAGCACACTTATCTATCTCATCTTTGAGTTTAGCATAAGATGCGATACATTGCAACTGAGATATAGTAGATATCTTAGAAGCAGGATCTATATGATGAAGTTCCATAACTTCCACTGGATACTGCTTATTGCATATAACACATGGGTGAGACTTGGCCTCATCTACCATCTGTTTTCTTCTCCTATGACCAACTTGATTCTTTCTCTTTGTCTTCCCGTTTTTTCTAGCCCACTCTCTTTGATATTTTCTATTTGCTTCCTTGTCTTTAATTGGCATTACTATTGCCTCACGAATTTAAGATACCCGTATTCAGAACCCCAGACTCTCTGGTTTGTATTTACATCCTTACCTGTATCTAGTATATGTAACTCATTCTCATCTAATCTTATTTGATTAATAATATAGGTTTGCTTTCCACCCCAATCAACATAACACTTACATCCTTCTGTGCCACCCTCATATCTATTATTTCCTACCTTTCTAAAAACTAAATCACAATGCTCACGGAATCTTAAATGTTCGTCTGTTATCTCTTCTACATTAGCACCATTACAATATCTCTCAGGAGTCTTGATGATCTCGTGATTCTTTGTACGAAACGTACCATTATCCTCAACTATATCAATAACATACTGTAAATAAGGTCTTTGCCTCATATAATTATATGCCTGTTCACCATAATATCTATTATCACTAATTTTTTTGTATGTCACCCAAATATGAGCATAGCGTGTTGGATGACACTGTGCTTGTGTTTTATTTGAGAAGACACCCTCTAATAATGATAAGAATTCGTTCACTTTTTACTATGTCCGTGTGCAATACCTAATTCATGCATTTTAGCATGTTCTGCTATAGGATCTCTAACATCCTTTTTACCTGGCCCAAAAGTAAACCAGATTCCTACTCCTACTAAGGCAAAAAGAATGCCTACGATTATAAAAACTATAATCATTATTCAGCCTCTTTTGAAGATTTTTCTAATACACGCAATGCTTCCAATAGTTCTGGAGTTTCTTCCCACTCCCAAACTTGATTGTGTTGTGGATTCTTCTTTTCTATAGTATATGTTCTTTTTGTCATTATGTTCCCTTCTCCTGTAGAGTTACTACATCTGTTAGTAGATTAGTTATTTTATTGATTGTTTCAATATCTCCATCCTTTGCTGCTTGTGCTAGGGCAACACGAAGTCCACCTCTAACATCACGCAATGCTTCAATTAGTGCATCTGATAGCATATTATATTTAACGCTGGAGAAATTATAGCATAAAAAAGGAGGGGTCGCAACCCCTCCTGATATTATTCACTCTGTGAATTTAGAATGTGAACTTAGCACCAACTTTTCCTGAGAAGTCAAGATCGTCGTCAGCAGTCTGACCATAAAGCTCTCCGTATAGTGAAGTAGACTCTGTGATAGACTTAGAAGCACCGAAGTATCCAGCGATTTCTACATCACCGAACTCGTCAGCAGACTCAGTATGGTTAACTGTAGGTCCAACAGATGCATACCATCCAAGACCACCTTCAGTTTCTCCCTCAACACCAACTTGAAGCTCAAGGTTGCCTGAAGAGTAAGATCCGTCTGGATATGAACCATTCGCTTCAACGTTCACGTAAGGACCAGCAAAAGCTGCACCAGCGAGAAGGAATGGAGATGCTGCAACAGCAGCGATTGTTGATTTAATAGACATGTTTGTTTTTTTGAGTGTCTCGCAAGAATAAAAAAAATCCTGCGGATGATAGTATCCCTCGACATGGGATCTGTTTTCATTCAACGCAGGGTACGATTATTTCGGGCCTTTGTCATTTATTAAGTTGTGTGAAGATTGCCTTCACTCAAGTTATTTATACATTATGACATCTTATAGATGTGAGGTCAACCACCCTTGTGACAGTTATATAACTGGCACACTAGTTCAACTTGATAATGCCACCTGATGTAGAGATCTTAACATCACCACCTGTAGAATCAATTTCTACAGATTTACCAGAAATGGATGTTGTCTCCTTTCCTTTTAGAGTCAAGTCTCCAGATGTAGATTCTATTGTAGCATCTCCAGTGCTCTCAAAGGTCATATCACCGTCTTTTGTCAGGATATCAATATCTCCTTTCTTTGCTTCAGCGTATATACCTTCAGTATCCGTTATCATTTCTATGCCTTTCTTTGCCTTTATTTTAAGGTCATCTAAGAATGCCCTAATATCAACAGAAGCAGAAGCATTTTTTATAAGTTTTGTGCCACCTTGCTTTCCAGCAGTCCAATGTTGATAATTACCAGCGACCCAAAGCTTATAATCTCCAAGGATCTTATGGTTTAAATGACCTGGAGTAAGAACTGTTTGAGTAGAACGAGGATCATAAGAAACAGTTGTGTTTTCTTTAACACCTGCTTTTAAATCTTGTCCAAAGATGACATCCATCTTATTATCAATTATATTCGTTTCATCTGTTGCTCCTGTTACTATATCACCTCCTGTAATCATTCTAATACCATTAGAACCTTCTAATATTAATTGATCTATGGCCTTGATATGAATTATATTTGCTTCAATATATCTTTGTCCACCATTTGTTACCTCTGTATAATTACCAGATTCAATTTTTACATTTAATGCATCCTTATCAGTCTTAGCTTCACCATTTTTATCTTTTTTTGAAGCATCACCATCTTCTTGGTTACAAGATATATGAAGAGTACCTTCATTTTTCCACAATCCTCCATGTGAAGATATATTCAATCTTCCACTACCATTACCATATTCTTTATCGTGTCTACCACAAATAATTCCGATACCTCCAATATCATCCATCTTAATCCTAGCACCACCCTCTGCTGGACCCCATATCCTCAAGAGAGTCGAAGTTCTATCTTTGCCAGGTAAAAGATATTCATTAATTTCAGATCTACTAAAGTGTCCTTTCCATGCAGTAGATATTTTAGGAGTATCCTCAAGAGTTTGGGTCTCATCAGGAGTTATAGGATCTGCAACTTTTGTAATAGACATTATGGACAATCAACGTAGCGGCCAGTACCAATCTTAGTAGCACCAACTGTGGCCAGTTCATTAGTACTTAGACATTTCAGTGATGGTATTAATTTACCACCTGCTCCTGAACCAATAACTCTAACTTCAGGATATTCATCAAATGTTAATTCTCTTCTCAATACTCTTGCACCTATAAGGAATCCATCTTCACTAATAATTGCTTCTGCAACATCTGTTTCTCCATTAACATAAACAACTGGTTTCTCTGTATATCCTCTACCTGGTCTAATAACAGTAAAGGAATCTATTATACAACGAACACCATTCGACTCAGGATCATTTATCTTATATCCATAACCACCTTTCTTGACACGAATTTCTGTAAGATACCCATTCTCATCTAACAATCCACTAGCAATTGCTCCTATTCCTTCACCAGAAACAAAGACATATGGTGGTTCTTCCCAAGGAGATCCAGTTTGATCTATTGGAATATCAATAATACTACCATTACCATCAGTTATTACATTACCTACAGTAGGTAAATTAAATTCTTGATATTGATTCTCTGCTGTTTCTCCTTCACCATCATCAAAATCAGAAAGACTGTTATCACCAGCAGTAATATAGACATCAACTGAAGCACCAGTACCATTAAGAGTAAATGTTAATGTTTCTACCTCTTCAACTTGACTATCTTCTGCTATACCAACTGTTACGAAAGATTTCCCATCATTAACTACACAAGATCCATATAATTCTCCACCAATAATATCTTGAGAAGTAATATTAGGTCCACTAAGAGTCCAGTAAAGAACAGTACCATTTTCTACATTAGTAGTAGAAATAGTATATACTACAAATTCATCTTCAGGTACAGTAGTTCTATTAGCAGCAACAGCATATGTTTGTGATGTTCCTACTTCTTCTATCTCTTCATCAACAGGCCAATCAACAAGATCTATTAATGTACCAGGATCTGATGGTTTTGGTGTATAAGGATCACCCTTCTCTTTAATCCGTTTCTCTATAATAGTACACTTACCAAGATTTTTAACAAAATTAATTCCTATCTTACTACCTGCTCCAGGAGTACTCTTCTTAAGATATACAAAGAAATCTTCTTCTAATTCCGATTCAACATTATACAAAGTTCTTATTTCAATTTCTTTAGTAGTCTCATAAGGAGCAAATCCAACAATACCATCATCTGCAATATAATCTACACCAGGAGTAGCAGTACCTTGCTCTTTAAGTGTCTTCCATGTACAAGATGATGCTATATCTGTATATCCACTTCTAGTAACTGTAAATTTAGCAAAATCTCCTTCAGTTACCGTAATATCATCTATAGAATATCTAATTTTTCGTTTTTCTGGTGTAGATCCACCTCCATTTGGTAATGGTAATCCACCAACAAATCCAACAGTAGTAACTGTTAATGGTTTACCAGTATATGCTTCATCACAAACATACTGTGTATAATCTTCTCCAGTTGAAGGAGATAAATTATCAATACTATCCAATAAATTATCTAACCAATTTTTATCTTCTTCCTCTGCATCTGTTTCATCGACTTTAACACCATCAACACATACTTTAGAATACTGCTGACATGTTCTATCAGGTCCAGTACAAGTAATACCTAAGATACCGAGAATATAGTTTATAGCACCACCAATGATGTTAAGTGGAGCTGCAATTGCCCCAAGAATCGCCTGTAATGGTCCTAATATTGAATTTAATAGATTATTCAATAAATCAAACAATTTGGAAAGAATACCATTGACTAATGAATCAATCTGACAAGCAACAGAACGATAAATTTGCTCAACATAACTCATCAAAACATTAGTTAACCATTCCATCAAACGATCACCAATATCTGCCATTGAACATCCTAATTCCTTCAGTAGTTTATTAAAGAACTTAGTAACTGGAGTTAATGCATTACCTTTATCATCAGGACGCATTATTGCTTCAGTAAGCCATTTTACTGCTTCCTTTAATTTACCTATTATAAATCCCTTAATCTTAGCGATAAACTTATTAATAACCGCCTTTACCTTCTTAATATACTTTCTAGCAACACCCTTAGCATCAAAAAGTTTTCCTGTTACTCTATCAATAAGATATGTACCTATCTTTCCATTATTATTCTGAACTTCTTCTAGAAATTCTGCAATATAAAATTTTAAATCCTTCTTAAATTCTACCTTATCACATTTCTCTGCTACACTCTGACACCAATTCTCGTCTTTAATTACAGTTAAAGTATTACGGCCAGGCTTTGTCTCTGCATTAACGTCATCACTACCAGTACATAATTTACCTGTATCTAATCCACAACCAGTTCTATTAAGATTTTGAAAATCTGCCTTAGCAATTTCTTCACCATCTTTATTCTCTTTAGATGGAGTGCCATCACTACCATCAATCATCTCATCACTAGGAATTGCCGTAGTGAATGGATAATCGTCAGGTCTCGAATATACTACTTTACCTGTAGCACCTGGGGTCTGTCCAATAGACCCCATAATTATTGGTTTTTGTCTATCTGGATCAAGATAGAATCCAATCACCCAACATCCCTTCTGTAACTGTGGATGTGCTCCAGCAGTATTACCAGGCATAAAAGGAACATTAACTGGCATCATTACCTGACACCAAGGAAGTTCTGATGTTGGTAAAGTTTCAGGATCTTTAGGATGATCTCCTACTATCCTAACTTTATATCTAGCACCACCCTTAACGTTCTTATCCTCATGGTGTAAGGCAGATTCCTCCACCTGACCAACCCACCAGTTGAATCCGTCATTACCAACTCTATTGGTTGGTATCAGTTGTGATGCTAATTGATCCATTAATTACTCGTCATATACTCTACATTCAAATGCATCTGGATGATTGTCACAATACACTTCAAGATGCTGATCTTGATGTCTAGTATGATAGTCATTGATTGCACCATCATTCTTGTCTACTACATCACCTTCATGATACTTATCATAATCTGCATGAACATCTTTCAGATCTGCTTCAGAATACTCAAGCATACCATGATTGATATGTTCCTTATGATCTTTCGGATCAAGATAAACTTCATGATCTAAATCGTGTTTGATTTGTGTCATAATTTTATTACTGTGGTAAGATTATTTATTGGCCATGGGTAGATATTCTATCCTTCATACCAAAAGAATCACGCATAAGTCTTAAGGTTGTGATAAAACGACCATTTGCATTTTCAAGTCTAGCGTATTCATGTGTAACCTCTTCAACGAGATACACTCCACTACTCTCTTTATCAAATGGTTCATCTTTTGTATCCTCTGCTGGCAATTTATTTGCCAATCTAAGATCAACTAAATCTCCTGCACAAATAGCAGAATTACCAGCGATCTGAACTGTAGCATATTGATTCTTCAAAAACTCATACCTTGTTAAAGCCTGAGTTGCATAATATTTCTGCCAATCAGCAAATTCAGTGGGATTTTTCGCACTTTCATCTTCAGGATTAGCTGGCCAACCTCCATTATACCACGATTCATGGTCAATGTAAACGGACATAATTCTTGATGGTACTCCTGTTAAATCATTTTGGTCATCTGAAACTAACTCAGCACTCTCTTGTCCTCCCAAATGAGACATATTATCATAGTTATCAGCAGCATTGTAAGTATATTCTTCATATTCACCTGTACTATGATTAAAGAATGCGATCATAGTACCATACTGACCCATTCTTAAGGATTCCAACACATCTAACTGTGATCCAAAACTAGCTTGTAATATATTAGACCTTTCATCTACTTCTGGTACATCATCTGTATTAGCAGTTCTTTCTATATACGGACCCCATGCAGAACTTGTATAAGAATCTGATCTAAATTTAGATCCCTCTTCTGCAAGTAAAGTATCTACAGAGAAGAAATTATATCCTCTTCTATTCTCCCAAAAGAAATATCCAGCACTACCTTTAATAGTTTCAGTTGTCTCTTTAGTAACTCTACCCCTTCTATTCTTAACTACCGTAGTAGTTGTTCCTTTCTCACCAACACTCTTCAAACAAACCTCTGTAATAAGATCAAATGGTCTCCTTCTTGATGGAAGCATATTTAGTTTAAACCTAGAAACCTCTGTAAAAACATCCTTCTCTGTTTTTATAAAATTTTCCATGAGATCAACTACAATAGAATCACTATGTCCTCTAAGTGGTTTACTTACTCTAATAGTCTCATTTTTAATGGCCTCAGCAGAAATTAAACCCAATGTATATACTTGTTTCTGTCCTTTAGCAAATCTATTATTAATACTCCAGACTTTCATTTTATATACTATTGGATCCTCTTCAGAACTTGTTTTAAGTGTAATCCATATATTTTCTGTGCCTTGTATAGGTAATCCACTTAAAAGACCACCACTATCAAGAATGGTCATAGTACCTGCAACAAATGGAGATGTAATACTTTCAACATAAGAAAAAGTTATTACAGTACCAGTCATGTCAATAGCACCAGGACCAGTTGGCGTTCCAGCTGGCCATATCCTTACGTTCTCAACCTTGAAGTCTAAACTATTCTGAAATTGTTCATTGACTTCACTCATTATCTAATACTCCTTATTCTTAAATTGGCAAATACTTCAGTACCAGTATCTGCCATACTAATACCATTTAAGTATCCTGATGGTGTGGTTCCAGGTTGTCCACTACCTTCACCTGTCATTACATTATTAACAACTATAGGATTATTTCCTGCCATTACAAGAGCTTGATCAGCTGATAACTGATTAAGATTATTTGCTGTTTCATTTCCAGTGGTTGTTACACCACCATTACCCGATCCAGTATTATTATTTGTTCCAGTATTATTTCCGCTTTCTGGAAGAATTACTTGTTCTTTAATAAGATAATCTAATTGACCCTGCCAGTTATTCTGCCAATCATCACCAACAGCAGATTTCATTGCAGCAAAATCTGAACCTTCCCAACCAAATAATCCACCATCCATATTACCAACAAAACCAGAAGCATCATTGATTTTATTTGTCCAATTAATTGCGTCTTCTCTTGAAACTCCTTGACTCTGTAAATATCTAAGTACTTGTTCTGGATCAACTGTTGGTTGATTTTCTCTTTTCCATCCCAACCATCTTGGACCCCAATATCCATCACCTATCTCAGATCCTATAATTGCTCTAGTTGTTGCTCCTATTCCTCCACCATGTACAACTTCATCTTCTGCTTTTAATTGTCTTCCTACTTCAGTATTTTCATTAAAGAGTCTTAAAAAACTCGGTCCCCAATATCCGTCACCAACTTTACTTCCTATCAATCCACGGAGTAATTGTGAAGTTGCTTGTTGAAATTGTGAAGGTGGTTTATTCTCTTGATTACCAGCACCATCACCGCCACCACCCCAGAAACCTGGATATTTCCTTTGGTTCCAATATAATCCTAATCCAATAACTTTAGAATACTCCTGTTCCTTCTGAATCATATGATCAAGGAAATACTCAGGTATTTTCTTTAATTGTGGTTCATTAGAAACTACTTCATCTGGATGGAGTATTGCTCCAAATCCACCTTGTCCATCTATTCCTCCCGTAGGTTGCTTATTAACTTTACCACCAGTATTCATACTAGCAGCATTATTTGACATATCTCTAGCTAATATTGCAGTATCAAGGGCTACTGCAAGAGGAATTCCTGCACCAGTCAGTGATAATGCTCCAGAACCTATCTCAGCAATACCTCCCAACCAATCACCTTTAGCAAATTTTTGCAATCCAAATATTAAACCCAATCCTAAACCAAGACCAGGAACTGCTTTTGCTGTTACTTTTGATGCACCTTTAAGTGCTGCTTTTCCACCTGCTTTGGCAACTCCACGTTTGGCAGCTCTACCAAGACCATGTTTCATTATAGAACCAGACTTTCCACTCTTCCCAAGACCAGATAGAGACTTACCTGCTTGTTTTCCTAATGCAGTACCTCCAAGAGCACTCATCAAAGCCATGGTCGTATCACCTGATCCACCACCTTTTCCACCACCCATAGCGAGGCCCATGGCCATATTAACAAAATCACCACCACCTCCACCAGAAGGAGAACCAGAACCACCCTTAAACATTTTCTGTTCTAAGAATGCTCGTGATCTAGCCATCATCACATCATCATGTTTCTCTTTTCTGAGAGACATGTGAACCATAGAGTATTTGTGCTCTTTGACTTCTCTAACTAAACTATCTACACCATCAGCAATTCTTTGTAAAGTGTCAGATGGATCATTCTGACCAATAGGCCCCATAGACGTAGGGCTATATATCCCATCTTGAGATGCACCAGCATAATGTACTATAGTCTCATCTGCTTTTATATGAGGATCTCTTTTAGGTTGTAAACTTGCTAATCCAGATCCAGAGAAATTAGTTATTGCTCCACCTTTCTTAGATGGAAGTCCAAACATTGAAGTCTGTCCAGCAATTTGTACCGCTTCTTCAACTTCTTCAGAAGTTACATCTATAACTGATACATCAACTGGAAATATGGACTTATCCTGAGTTAGACCAAGTGCCGTTTTCTTTTTTCTTTCTCCAACAGTTTTAGCTGCTTTTTTTAATTTGTCCCAGGCCCAATTATGCAAGTCTTTATAACCCTTGCTTTCTGGTAATTTACCAATACCTTGGAATCCATGTGCCATTATTTGTTCTTAGCCTGTTCTTGTTTTACTTTCTCAAGATGTTGCATCAATAAAGTGGTATAAACTTGCCTTTCCCAAGGCATCATATTTTCAATCTCACTTAAGCTATATTTATGGTATTGCATCAAAGCGAAATTGGTCTTATAATAACCCTCCAACGATGTGTGAAAGAGGGCTATCCGAAAAAATTCTGTAACCCATTGATTACGTATTCAGATTCTACACCAGTTTCAGGATTCTTAATATTAAACCTATGCTCTAACTTAGGTATAGTATCAAAGAATTTTGTAATATCCTTAAATTGATTGGTAGTCAATCCTTCAATAAATTCCTTAAATTCTTTCTTACTAGTAGTAGATGAATCATATACTTCTTCTCCATCATATATCTGATCTACACATCCAGCAATAACATCAATATATCCTTCAGGATCAAGTTGTTTCCCTATAATTGAAGATTTAACAAATTCTGGGAATGTAGGATATCTAAAAATAATACCCAAGTCATCAGAAAGCTTAATCTTAGGATCATGGCCTTCTGGTTTATCTATTTTAACGTCAAATAAACTAAATGTATATTTCACCTCTGTTTTATTATCATCTTTACAGGTGATAGTCATATCTACTTCTTCACCAACAGATACAGCACGAATATTCAAAAACAAATATTCTAGATCAAAAGTTGGTAATTGATCAATCTTAATTCTGCTCTGAACGCAATTTTTCAATAATTCTTTAACTGCTGATGTTATTGCAGCTTCTTCTTCTGTGTCCATAGCCATTAAAAGAAGTTTTTCCTCTTTTACGACAAATGGACGATATTTAATATTTTTCCCATTTGAGGGTAATTCCAGTTCATAAGTCGGGAGTGCGACTTTTGGTAATGCCATAATAATCAGTTTGAGGTCATATTTATATATATCGACTTTTCAAGCAAAAAAATTGCCGAGTAATTTTTTCGACTTTTATGGAATCAAAAAGTCGAATTTGCTGGCCTACCAGCGTCCATCAAATCCAAGAGAGAATCCACCACCGAAAGCCATGTCTCTTGCATCTTCAGTCTCACCCATGTTTGAAATATCGCCTTTAACAAATCTAATGTCGTGATCCATCGTGTAATGACGCATGTATGAGAACTGAGCAGTTACTTGAACTACTTGATTAGTACCATACTGTAAAGGAACAGCGTCAATAGCATATGGATATGCTCTTTCTAAAATATATGTTATTGGTTGTCTTTGTACAGCAGACTTTGGACCTGGTTCTGCTTTAATTATGGCAATATCAGAAACATACTCATCCATGTATGATAATCTTACTTCCCTATTTTGTACTTTATCAATAGATCCACGTTGTTGATTAAACATAAGATCTTGCCACTCATTTAAGAACTTAAGTACAGTCATATTAGCATCACAAAGGAATCCAAGTTGAATTTCCGTATAGACCCTAGTATGCGGATATTTTACCTGTCCTGATCCAACATACATTCCATTAATACTACTTTCTGCTGTATTAATGTTAGGTAATTGTGCTTCATTACAGTAAAATTCTATAGTCTCATCAAGGTCAAAAGATCCTACACTAGAATCTAATATCCTTACAATAAAACTATTACTAGACGCTAAACCACCGTCTTTTGATACTCTTTGTATAAAACGACTAACAGACACACTAAATATCTACTAATGATACAACTATATTTATGGCCTACTCTGGGATTTATAGGCCCATCAATCCTCAGAAGTATCGCGGTAATCCAAGAAATGTGGTCTATAGATCGTTATGGGAACGTAAGTTTATGGTTTACTGTGATAACCACTCACATATATTAGAGTGGGGAAGTGAGACGGTAATAATACCATATCATGCTCCTGATGGGAAAATACGTCGCTACTATCCTGACTTCTACATAAAAGTTAGAGAGAAGGGAGGAGGAACGGCTAAGTATATTATAGAAATTAAACCAAAGAAACAAACAAAACCTCCTAATGCGAAAAATAAAAATACTGCTTCCTATCGTAATGCTGTAAAAACCTACGCAAAGAACCGTGCTAAATGGAGATCTGCTAAGAGATTTTGTGAAGATAGGCAGATGGAATTCTTAATATTTACAGAGGATAATTTAGCGGTATGAAAAAATGGCACAAGGATTTGGAGAACTACAAAATAAAGCGTCTGCTAATATTTCAAAGGCAGGATTAATTACTGGTGGTAATACACTATTCGAGAAAGTAAAACAAGCAGCAGGTGGAGAAAAACAATCATTACAATGGTATCGTGCTACTACTCAGAAATTATCACTACAATATAAAAAGAATTTTGACAAGTTTATCCGCGACGAAAGAAGAGACTCATTAGACACTGGAATCAATCAAGATCAGAACCAACTACGTAGATGGGCTGTCCAAGGACATATGTATCTCTTTGAATATAAAGACCCAAAATTTATTAAGAAACTAAGGTACTACGATACTTATCCCCTTGTCTATTGTATCAGATCAAATAAAGAAGAGTTCTGGGGAATCAACTTCCATTACATTGCATTAAAGAAGAGAATCGTTGCAGCATCTAAGTTAGCACAAGGTAGAATTGATGTACCCAAGGCATCTCTGCATAAATATTTACTTAGACACGTTGATCAACAATTACTTCTTGATGTTGCTATAAATGAATGGGATACTGTTGTCCTATTACCTATAGAAAACTTTGTGAGAGATCTAAACGGGTTACAATTTCCTATCAGACGAGAGGATGTTTGGGAAGATACCGATGAAAACTTCTACGACAAATATAAAGGCCGCAGAGTCATCAAAGGTTATGGTACACCAGAAAGTATAGATATGGCGAGATAAATTATGCCAAGCACAGAAAAAATACAAGAAAGAGTTAGGAGTAGGGAGCTCAGAGCTCTAAAAACACGAAATGAAAAAAGAGAACGTGAAGCAAGAATTGATGCGTTCATAGAGAATAACCCTGTAGAACAAACACAGTATCCAGAAATAGCTATTGATGGTAAAGCTCTTAGGTATCCATCTAATCCACCTATAAGAGATCAAAGCGACTACGTTGTATTCAAATTCTATAAGTATCAACCACCTTGGGGAAGATCATTCCACGACCAAGCAGATGGTATGGGAATGAGTGCTACTAATATGTCAGGCGTTTGGTTTGATAAGAACAAGTATGTAGAACAAAGTGGATTTAATCACTCTGAGGAAAAATTTGAACAAGCATATACTGATTTTGTATCAAAAGGAAAGAGTGTCTTAAATGTATACAATAGAGCAGATCAATATACTGAGACACCTGATCCAACTATTATGTTATACATGCCAGATGATATCTCCACTGGTTACAAAGCAAACTGGGGTGGTAAGTCTGTTGGAGCAGCAGGAAGAGCAGAACTAGTAGCAAAAGGATCAGAAGGAATTATCAAGAAGGAAGTAGAAAGTATAAGAAGATCATTCCAACAGTGGGATAGATGGGCTGCTGACTATGGTATGAATATAATAAAAGATAGTGTTAAAAAAATTAGTGGTGATGTATTAAGTGATGATGATTTATATGGAGGAATATCTGGTGTAGTTCAAAACCCAAACGCTGAGCTACTATTCCAGAACATTGATATGAGAACATTCTCATTGAAATTTAGATTAGTTCCTCGTAACCAAGAAGAAGCAGTCAATATAAAATCTATAACAAATCTCTTTAAAAGAAATATGTTACCTAGCACTGGTGTAAGTCAGGTGTTTGGATGGTCAAGAGGTGATGGTGTTGCTGCTGGATTCATAAAAGTACCTGACCTAGTTAGAGTAGCATTTATGAGAGGAGGAAATATTAATAATGATGTTCCACAATTTAAAATGTGTGCTCTATCACAAGTAGATATAAACTACACTCCTGATGGAACTTATGCTACATATCATGATGGAAGTATGGTTGCAACAGAATTAACTTTAAACTTCCAAGAAACAAAACTTGTATACAAGGAGGAGGCTGATCTCTACTAATGTACTTCAGAAATCTACCAAACATAGGATATGATCAGAAACCTATAAAATATCCATTCTCATCTTCTGATGTTAAGATAGCAAAGAACTTCTTCAGAAGATATAAAGTGAATGAAGATGTATTTTCTTTGGCCGTATACTTTCAGAAGTATGGTATTGTGGACGGAGAAAGACCTGATACATTAGCAGACAAAGCATATGGTAACCCACATTATGACTGGATCATTCTTATAACAAATAATATGATCAACGCACAGTATGATTGGCCTTTATCTTCTTATGAAATATATGAGACATTAGATAAAGAATATGATGATGCTTTTGCTGAGATACATCACTATGAAACAATAGAAATAGCACAGTACAAAGCAGGTACTATTGTAGATGAAACATTCTATAATGCTACACACAAATTAAATGTTAATGGAACTGTACAAGATAAACTTGGAAGTTCTTTTTGTAATGCGATATCAGTAGCAGAATGGTTCACCAAAGAAAATGAAAAGAAGAGAGAAATATATCTATTGAAACCATCTTATACTTCTCAGTTTATTGATGACTTCAGAAGAAATAATAAGTACGAGAAGTCTAGTACATATATTAATAAGAGATTAAAAGCAACTGGTTGATCGACTTTTTAGACAAAAAAATACCCCGAAAATTTTTCGGGGTTTTTTAGTATTCATTTTTCAATTTTGCTAGATCAATCCTAGTGATCCAGCAGTTACTCCTACTGCAATAAAGAATCCAAACTCCAAGAGACCATGAGCACCTGCTGGAGTATTAATTAAAATATTATTGAAAAACGATAGTGCTGATGGCTCCATTGAAATAAACGTATGCTCCGATTAAACTGAAGAAAATAATTTGTGGCATTGTACTAAGTATTAATACTATAAGTATATATACTTGTTAGCATTTTGTCAAGCTCCTGATGGTACTGGAACCATCTCCTGTTGACGGACACGGATTCCTTTACCACCATCATTATCATCGTCGTCATTATTAAACGCACGAAGAATTAATTCTATCAACACTAAAACAGCCATCGGGTAGAAGCACCACAAGATGGCTGTTAGAGGTGATATACTGTCTTGGGCGGCTATTAAGTCGCTCATTGATTGTGTTCCTTTAAGAATATTTACGAATAACTATTTAGTTTTGTTAAGATTTAACTAAAGTATGTAACCTTAGTGTAAACCGCTATTCCGATCCAGAAGGCTACCATTGTGAACCTTCCGTTTGCTCTGATTACTAGGTCTGCCATTAGAATATACCTGGAATGATTTGACCTGTGGTGATGTAAGCACCTGTTGCTGCAACGAATCCAATCATTGCCATCCAACCGTTAAACTTTTCTGCTTCTGGTGTCATTGTTTTAAACTCCTTTCGTTTGATTGTATTAGGGATAGAAAGTGACCTGCTATTGCAGGTGGTGTAAGAGACCTTCGACTCAATCTCTTAGAATATACCTGGTATAACTGCTCCAAAGAGGATGTAGTTGTGTACCAGTGCAAAGAATCCAATCATCGCTAGGCGGCCATTGGTTTGCTCTGCGTTAGTCCAGTAATCAACATCAAGCACTTCTACTTGAGGTTCATGAGCAAACATATTCTGCTTGCCATACTCGGTAGTAGTGTAACGTTTCATACTGTTCGTAGATGAAGTCATATTAACTTATGTTAAGTAACGTAACATAATTATATAGCAAACATAAAGTATTTGTCAAGTATAAATGCCTAGATAACCGCACAAAAAAAGGATCACCATTGCTGATGATCCTTATAAGTAATCTTTATCTCTACTGTTGGAACCTCTCTTCTGGGGGATTGTGCTCCTTCTCTTCATCCTTCTCAGGATATATCCTCTTGTCGTCCGACTCGTATGGAGGTTGGACTGCTTGAATAAACGTAGTGAGGTCTGGAGGTGCTGTACCATGAATAACAGACGAACCAGTGGCAATGAGGCCAACTGATAAGGTGGTAGCTATCATGGTTGCTTCTGCCAACTGTAATAATTCTGCTAACACTTGTCTTCCTTTAACTAATCATATTATACAATAAAAAAGGAGGTCGTGTGACCTCCATGTGCCAGTTTAATAATCGTCATCCTTACTCTCAATGTATTCTTTGTTCCGTTTGCAAACACCATGCACATCTATTTCTTGATGAAGATGTGCCATAGTATGCAGTGCTTCTATACCACCGAAGCATATTATTAACATCATTGGTAGCATCCATAATGGATGACTTGCTACTTCTCCTGTGGTTCTTTTAGACATGGTAGATCAAAAAGTACTGTGTTTATGTATTCTTCTGCCCATTCTTTATCAAATAACTTCTCTAGTATACCACGAGTCTTGTCGTTCTTCTTCTGTTGGTTACAATAATATACCTGATCATCATACCTCTTCATAGTATCAACCCACACATCATCCTTCAATGTATGATGTATATCATTAGAGAATACATTAAGGTAGTTCATAACAATACAATAAAAGTTTGCTATCTCTATGCTCTTACTAATACGCATGAACTTACAGTAAGGTGAGAAGATTTCGTCTGCCCACAATGGTAGTGGCCTTCTCTCACTAAATGTAAAGTTGTTACTGATCTCTCTTATCTGACTGTAGAATCTATCATCCACACCATGAACAGGAGACACATCAACGATAGCAGCAGTGATGGCCTTGTCAGTAGCAACTATATCACATCCAAAGATAGGTAGATTGTAATGTGGATCAGGATAGAATATAGAATGTAGTATCTTCAATCCATTTAGATCTGCTATCTCAACGTGCATCTTCCTGAGTGAAGGACACTGATACATCTTGTTTGTAATGATCAAGTCATCCTTCTTCACTTCAGGAAATGCACTCTCTAATGATTTGACATCAGGAAAACTCTCCATCACCTGAGTGATTGCAAATGATAGATCGTCTACAATGTCACGCATAACTAAAAAAGAATTCTTTGATTAGTTTTTCAGACTCTTCCTTTCCAAATGAATTGGATAGGTATCCTGATATAGGATCAAGTCTTATCATATACTTATCAAAATCATTATACTGACTAGTATCAGTTCCAGTAGGTTGTGCTTTCTCTACCATGTCTTTGTAGATAGAGAGATACTTCTTGAACATTGGTAAGTGATCATCAACCTCTGACATAGTACAATATCTAACGTAGATATTCTCAGAGAAATGATTACCTGGTTCAAAGAAACGATAGGTTCCTTCTGCTTTAGGTAGATCAGGTACAGAGAATAAAAACTTCTCTACTGGATGTTGGAAATCAAATACTATGATAACTTTCTTCTCAAAGAAACCCATAAGATCCATCCCGAAACAAGGGAGGTTATGCCCTGTCTTAGGATAGATCACATTGTTATGGATATTTAATTTGTCATCCCAGATGTCAACATGTCTGGACTTAATAAAATGCTGACCTGAATACAGGTCAGCAGTAAGATGGACATCTTTTTTATTAGTCCAGTGTACATGTTGTTTTTCAAACTTCAGCTCAGGGAAAGTCTCAAAGACTGCTGACCTGTAGTTCTTCCAAATATCAGTCTTCCTCTGCGAGTTTTGCAAAGTAGGATAGGGCATCGTCATCATCAACAACCGCTTCTTTTTTCACTGGTGTATTCGCACTTACTTTAGCACGAAATGATGAAGGTTCTGGTGCTTTTACTGGTTCATATTCCTCAGTGTCTACAGTAGTAACTGCTGCACGTTTGGCCTGACCTAGTACAAAACTCAACCTTCTTTCTAAATCCTCATAGGATTTGAACTGATCCTTAGCAAGGAATGATTCTAACGAATGTTCCTTGTTCCAGATTGCTTCAAGTTCAGTATCATCTGAACTAAGAGCACTAACAGAATCAAACTCACTACTATCATAGTTCCAGAATCCTGCTACCTTCTTGATCTTTAACTTAAAGTTAGCACCTTCCCAGAAATCAAATACATTTACTGGTGTCTCATCCTGAAACTCAGGATTCATTGCTGCAAGGATCTTGTCGTGGATCTTCTTACCATACTTATACAAGAATGTCTTACCCTCATTGTCAGGATTCTTAGGATCCTTAACAACTAAGATGTTACTGTAGTAAGATAACTTACGCTTCTGTCTACGTGCAGTGTCCTTGTCTGCCTCTTCACCACTGTTCCAAAGGCGACGATTAACTTCACCTACTGGATCCTTTTCTCCTAGTGTAGTGAGACTGTTTTCAATGTACCAACCACCTGGTCCTTGGAATGCATGACTGTAAACTTTCGCCCAAGGTACTGTCTCTCCTTCTGGTGCTGGTAGGAAACGGATAACTGCGTACCCATTACCTGATGCATCTACTTCTGGTTTCCAGAAGCGATCATCAACTTGTCTGCCACTGACAGACTTCTCTAATTCTTTTTGTAAAAATTCTAAATTGGATTTCTTTTTTAAATTTGCAAATGACATATTAGTTTAGATTTAATTGGATTTGTTTGGGGTGGGAGGTTGGAATTATGTATACCAACAAGTAAGGGGCATTGCTACATGAGTAGATTTTTACCTCACTGTCTGAGACCCGACTGGTAAGTCGATTCTTCCTTGGGGGAAGCAGCACCACCTGTGTCTCATCACCTTAACTAGCCTTATGCCAGCAAGTTTATTCAGTCACTCCCATGTCAGGGAGCGACCCCGACATTTATATTTATAGCATAAAAAAGGGGGTGCTGTCAACCCCCCAAATATTAATTATTCCTGAAGAGGACTGCTTGTTCTCCATCTACTTAGATGAAACTCCTCTCTGGTTTGAACTGTGTGTGTATGATGCCTTAATAAAATCTTCTTGGCCAAAGTCATTTCAGTTGTGTAAAAAATTACTGGTTCTGTTAAACCTGGATCACCACTCATAAAATTCTACCTCCTTCTCCTTTGTATCACACTTCTTCAGTTTTTCATTATCCATAGCTTCAATTATCCTTGCCATGTCAACAGCAGATAGTTCCCCATCTTCTGTCCATTTCAGTGCGTTCATTGATGCTTTCATCTCCCTGTGTTGAATTCCACATATTATATAACATGGAATTGTGACAAAACACCGTTTTCTTTATACTATCTTTCGGTTTGGTTTACTTTTCTTGTTCTAGTTTCTCTTTGAATCCTTCAACTTTTTCTAGAAGTTCATCAAACATGTCCTGCATTCTAGTGTTAGGTGTAGCACCTAACATAATAATTCCCTGCTTCATTGTTTCTTTAACAGACTTGGCCTCAGGGTCGTCACTCAATTCAATACGAGCATAGAATACTTTCTGTTTTTCAATCAGTCTTACTAATGCATCAAAGTATTCCTTCTTTCTATCATAATCAAGCAACACGAAATTCATAGCAGATCTAAAACAGAACTGCTGAAGTTCTATCATCTCTTGGATGTCACCACGGATTAATTCTGATTGGAAAAATTTACTGGTCATACTAGCATCAACTTTGCTCTAGAGGTTTTCTTCATAAAGTTAAGTTGCTGTGCCTCATGACGCAGCTTTTCTTTTAATGGTTTACTAATCAATTTAGTAACACTATCTAGTTCTATCTCATTCATCTCACAGTAGTGGATAACCGAATCAATATAATTCATATCCGAATTATGTATTGCAATTTTCTCCACCTCCTGCGAAAATTTCGCAGCAGTCATAAATTTATCCTCAAGTAATTGTTTTTTGTCCATATCGTTCTTGGTATTCAGATATGTAACCCATTAATGTGATGAAGTATTCTTTCTTAGGTGGAAGTACTTTCACCTGAGTTTCACCATTCTCACAAGCAACGATGGTCACGATTTTTTTAACACTCACATCATATAACTCTTGGAGCATACATGCGTAAGCAGTTTCTTGCACGAAGTAATCATAGAGATATTCCTCACGCTTAGGTGTGGCAGATGTCTTGAAATCAATTATAGATAACTCCCCATCAAACTCTGCAATACAATCCACTCTTCCTGCCAACTCTAGGTGTTTGGAGTAAAGTGCGGCCTCCTGCAAGTAAATATTATTTATCCTGTTAAGTGTTTGTACTGTCTGGTGAAACATGACCACAGGAAGCGGAGACTTCTTGTACTCATTAATATCCAAACAGTTATTAAAGTAGTCCTCAACTATGGAGTGATAGGTTGTACCTCTCTTGGTTGATCTTGCGGAGATGCGATTCGCTTCCTCAATACCAACACGTTCTCTCCACTTAGCAATACCTGCCATCTTCTTGGCATTATTACTAATGACAGTAGTAACTGATGGAAACTTATCTCCATCAGGTGTAAGGTAAACACGTTTACCTTCTACTATCTTCGCTGGCATCTCAATAGGTTCAATAATATCTACATGTTTAAAGTTCATAGACCAGCATTAATTTTACTAATAAGATATGATTTGACTAAACCAGAACGAACGATGTCCTCAATATCAAATTCGATAAGAGAGAACTCACTCATAGAACCAATGATCTTCTGGAAATCTAAGATACCAGTACGCTCATTGGTCTTAACAAGATCAGTTTGGGCTTGATCTCCACAGAAAACAATCCTACTATCTTGTCCTACTCTTGTTATTATACTATCTAACTCGTGAAAATTCAAGTTCTGACACTCATCAATTATAATGATAGCATTATCAAATGTTGTACCTCTTATGAATGAGGTTGACCAGAATGATATAGTATCCTGATGCTTCATGTTCTCATACAACATCTCGTATGCATTATCATCTGGCATCTGGAACATGTGTTGTACCATCTTCTTGTATGGTACTTGATATAAAAATGATTTATCATCTGCATCACCAGGTAAGAAACCAATCTCTCTGGATGGTACAAGAGATCTCACAAGATATATCTTCTCGTATGGTGTAGAGTCTCCAAGGACATCTTGTAATGCCTTGTACAATGCGATGAATGTTTTACCTGTTCCTGCTACACCATAGGCATAGATCATCTGGCCTTTGTCCCACTCATCAAAGAATATCTTTTGATTTTCAGTGAGTGGTTCAATAGGAAACATAAGCTCTGCATTAATTGGCTTACGTCTTTTCTTTTGCTTGGCAGTCATACCTGCTCCTGGTGCTTTGGTTACTTTTTTCTTTGCTGGCATTACTTAACCCCACTTCTCCGCAATTGATTTATTAGTTGGTGCTTTAGGTAGTATTTTATTCTTCATAATATCTGTCCAACCTGGATGAGTCTTACTCATCTTTGATTGCCAATCACCTACCTCACCTACACCAGCAACTCCTTTAGACCAGTCCTTATCCCAGTCAGGATTATCTTCTTTCCATTCATCATAAGCTTTCATACTCATGACCATTTCTTTTTCTTCACCAGTTATTTTATTTTTTACAGGGTATGTTGGCATAGTTACAACCATTCTTTAGGTATATCGTTTGCAAAGGATCGTGGAAAAGTATTGCTCTCCCATAATCTAAATCTATCATTGAAATCATGACAGGTAGAGATCTTAGTCTCTTCATTTCCTGGTAGAGGACATTGTATTGATTTTACTAGTGCATTACCAGCAACAACAACCCTGTCCTCATCCTCTTCATTAGCATCTACTCTATGTAGAGCCCAAGACGGAAAAATAATAAAGTCTCCTTCCTTTTGCTCTGGATAGATTGATGCACCATGAGAGTCTAAGAAACGGAAACATTTTTTTGAAGTAGGTCTCAGGAAATGAACCCATGAAAATAATTCTACTCCAGAGAAGTGATCATGTGTAAAGTGAGTACCAAGTGGTGCAGGAGTAGCAGGATAAACCTGTGTCCAATAGTCACAGTAGTAATCACATCTATAATATAAACCAAGATCCTTGGTTGCTTTCTCTAAGATATTAATGTATCCGTCATTGAGTACTCTATCAGGTCGAAGAGGTGGATCTACATGATATGAAGAATAAAAACCACCACGGTATGATGATTTGATCTTCTTCAATCCATCTACTATAGTAGAAATAATATTTAGATCTACTTTATGATTACCACCCCAGAATATCATTTATCCTACCCACTTAGGTATGTAAACGAATACTAGCACACAACCCCAGAATGTGACAAGAGCTGTGATGTCTGTCCATCTTTGATCACCTGCTAGTATGAGTCCTAGAATAACTCCAGCAACCCAGACCCAATCTAATGTTGAATGGAATTTCTTCCACCCATCACCAAAGTCCTTAATGATTTCATCCCTTAACTGAGAAAAGAATTTAGATTGATGTCTCAGAATAACGAACCCCTCATTGAAGGCCATTACTAGGAACCCGAACCAGAATATTAATGTCATACCCACTCCAATGCTTTAGCACATACTGGAAACTCTTGAATAAGTATCTCCTTACATGCGTTAGCAATATCCATGTGTTCTTTCTGAGTACCATGACCTGAACGTAGGTCAACATAATGTACCCATGAACGTACACTACCAGTCATATACAATCTGGTTGGTGATGCTAGAGGGAGAACAAATCTCGCACACTCCTTCGCAATGCCCTCACGTATAAGTTCATTGTATAAGTCCATCGCTTCATAGAAATGCCTAGAGATCTGGTTCTTGAGCCTCTTCTGTTGTTCTTCTGGTATGTCATCTATACTATTCTGACGATTCTTACTGTCCTGACTGCGTAATTCTGGTAAAGGTATACCCATCTTCAACCAGTTCACATCAGCATAACGTTGTGAGAACTCTTGGAATGTAAATGATCTATGTCTTAGTATCTGTGCTGCAAGTCCACGAGTGGTCTCGATTTCCACAGTCATATGTGCTTGCTCAAAGACGGACCAATGACCGTGCTTTATGCAGTAACTTAACAAACCAGCGACGTTCGGATTGTCTTGGTTCTTTGGGTTGCTCACCCTCGCTACGTAACCCATGTGCTTCTCTGCGTCTGGAGTCACGCTCACTAATTTCACGTTCATGTTGTTTCTTTTCACGCTTGTGACGTTTCAGGTATATTTTAGCATACTTTACCTCATCTTTGCTATAAAGTTGAGGATTATGTTTTGCTCTCTTAATAATTTTCTTTGCTGCCTTCTTGTCCTTCATACTTTCCATAGTATGCCTTGAAGTAAGATACTATTCCATTTGTAGTGACTTGTTTATTGCACCAATCATCAGCACACTCGTAGATATATTTCGAGCGATGCTTCGGAAAATTTTTCATCAATAACATGAGAGTATGCTCTCTCAATTTGAGAAGCTGCTCTCCTTCTAACTTAGGCATAACTAACTAATGTTACTAGGTATTTATTATAGCACAGGTATCAGGTTCTGCAACAAAAAAATCCAGGAAAAAATTTTCCTGGATTTATGGAATCAAAAAATGAATTTTGATTATGCTGTTACTAACTTCTTAGTAACTTTGACACCACGATACATTAGATCATGGTTCCTGTTTTTCTGAGCTTCGTCAAGAACTAACTTGCGATACTCTTCAGAGTCGTAGACGACTCCACGGTAAGTGACTTGTGCCATTGGCTTTCTCCAAAGTAGTAGGGATTGTGGCCCCGTTCCTTCAGTCGGCATTTGCGTCCCAACAATGAGATGTTTCTTCTATCACTACGCTGATCATCTCAGCTCGTGTCTCTTCTTCTATCTTAAACTCACTTATCTTATCTAAAAGTAATTGAGCATCAACACAAGAAAGAGTAGTTGCAATAACTGCTAGATGAAACATGATTAATGGGATGAACGAATCCGTTCCGTGTCGGCTTACTTGCGACCCACTAGGGGTTGAACGATTGTGTTAATAATAACACATGTATATTATATAGTCAAGTAAAACTGTAGCAGTTACTACAATTTAATATTATTTTAAGAATTTATCTCTAATTCCTGCTGCACTCTTGTTATGTTCACATATTTTATTCAACCAAATTCTTTCGGCAAGAGTAACTGACCTTCCTAATTTTATTTTACAAGAAATTTCTACTACACGCAGCCTACTATCCTTAGATAGCATCAGTTATTAGAGAGATAAAACTTATCTTCACCTGTCTTACACACTCTTGCTGGCTTAGAGTCATAAATCTGTGGCTCCTCTGCATTCATTAACCTACAAAATTCAAAAGCATCATGGTACTTCTTGAACCTAAACACATCATCATATATCTTAGCAGACACCATAACACCATCGCTGTTACGTCTCTTCATAACATTCCATTTAGTTATGTCTTCGACTTTACAGTAGTGGACTGCCCACATACCATATGGATGTGAATCCATTATCCTTCCTCCGCAGATGGTTTTTTACGTTTACGCCTCTTAGGTTTTTCAAGTTGATTAGGATTGTTCCAAAGTTTTGGTGATACCAAACCTTGACTCTGCTTCAACCACTTGAATCCCTTCTTATACTTATCATAATAATGATCAAAGATATCTACTGCCTTGTCACCAACAGCAACATCATGATGTGTTGTACCTTCATGTTCATACTGAATAATGTATGCAGAATAAGGTAGTTCCTTATTGTCTGCTACTTTAAGATCACATTTCTCATGGATTACGGTAACGCTCAACTTCTATTCCCCCATTGAATTTGTGGGAATGCTTCTTCAACACACTGCCTTGTAATCTTCCAGCGTTTACCAATGCGTTTATCTTTCACAAGAGTTAACACTTCAGCTTCACCTTGATGAAGGCCCTCAAGCAATTGAATAAAGAGAGTCTCTCTTCTTGCTTGACTTATGTTAGCACCACCTTTAAAGAACAGATAGAGTTTACGATACTCTTGAATGAGTTTAGTATGCTCTGTTTCCTCTGGTGCATCATTCTTTTTGTACGGAACCTCACCATCAGGGAGCATAGAGATTACACTCTCATCAAAATTAGCAATAAGAATTGCCCTCAGTGCTGGAGAGTTCATCTGCTGCAAAAGTTTGATCTTTTGAGCTTTGGTTTTCGCATTACTTACTTTCTGTAAGATTTCATTCATTAATAATTGCATGGATATAAGCAGTAGTAATAGTATTTATTCTTCTTCAAGTTCATCCTCATCCACGAAGCGGACTGAGAGTAGCTCTTCATTGATCCAGTGACCATCTTCGTCATACATTTCAGGGTGCAGTGTTTCTGTCTGCGTTACTGTTGCATAAATGTGTTCACTAAATGCCTGTTTAGCTAACCAACCAACAATTCCTCCAACTAATAGAACAAGTACAGAAGTTATTGCTGAGAAGTAAATGATCTCTGGTGTCATGATTCATCTCCGAACTATTTTTGTGATTCCCACCTTAGTTCAAAATTGAAATGAAACTTTCGTTTAAGGAGGGAGAATGTTTTTTTTAAAATGAAACCTTTCAATTCTATTTTAGGTTCTGGTTTCTTTACCTTCTTATCTGGCCTCCTGAGCATGAGCTCTACACCTTTATTTATTTTAATTTCACTCATCTTTCTTCCTAGATGGTCTGGAAATTAATCCTTCTTCTAACATCCATTTTGCTACTTCAACTAGACTACCTATAGGTTCATCATTAATAGCAACAAAAGGAAACCCAACGGCCATAGGATATTTCTTAAGAAGTTCACGCCTTATCGGATCGTCTTGTTGAGATACTACTATCTCTTCATAGTAATCTATCTCTGCTCTCTTGAAGAGCTCTTTCATCTTAATACAATATCCACATCCATGTGTAGTGTAAAGTTTAATATTATATTTTATCATAATGCATTGATTACTAAAGGTAAAAGTTGATGTTCACATTGTTGTACTGCCCTAGTGACAGACTTAACATCATCACCAGGAAGAATAGGTACTTCCTGCTGTTTTATTATAGCACCTGAGTCAAGGTGTTCATTAACAAAATGTACAGTACATCCTGTAGTCTCTTCACCTGCTTTGATTGCTTGTTCAATAGCATGGAGTCCCTTGTACTTAGGAAGTAATGATGGATGTAAATTAATTATTCTACCAGGAAATGCATCACAGAATTTCTTGGTCATAACTCTCATCCATCCTGCCATCACAATTATATCAACATTATATGCTTCAAAGATCTTGATGATGTCATCTTCATTCTTACTAGCGATGCGAACAGATGGAATATCCAATCTGTCTGCTCTCTTTGCAGCACCACAGTGCTTCTTATTATATACCATCAAAACAACATCGTGTTTAGGACACGAGTGAACTATGTTCTCGAAGTTAGTTCCTTCACCAGAACACATAACTCCTAGTCTCATTTTTTAAAGACCCCAAGTTTGGACAGTAACCACATTGTAACTATTGTCCACCCTATAATATACCACATCATTTTTCTTTAGAGCGATTGATTAATGTAATGAATTTATCATTAGCAAATGTACCAGCGAGACAGACATCTATCTCATCACCATCTTTCCAGTTGACAGTGCCATCCTTCTTTGTATGTTGTAATGCAATAGCAATCTTGTCGATAATCTCTTGTGTTATTCTCATTCTATAATCCTACTTTTAACTGAGATGGTTTTACAATCTCAACTTTAATTGGTTTAGTAAGTCTATCAGCAAGTTTATGATATGCAAAAGCAGTCACTACTTGCGGTACTATAAACGCAAACATTGCTACAACCCAGAAAATATAGTAATAATTTTCCTTGTTTTGTGTTCTCATTCTTGTATCTCATCCAAACGTAATGGTTGTGTTTCAGTAGGAACCCATTGATTGTTCTCCCACTTGTATCCTGTTCGTCCAAGGTACTCTACTTCCTGTTCCCATTCAATGAGTGCTTCCTTAACGATTCCTTTAATCCATTTTCTAATCATGGCTCCAGTCTGTATAAGGTGGTTCTTCTTCTCCAACACGATACTGAAAATGTTTAGTATCAAAATAAGATGGAGGTAATGGTTTCACATCATCGTATGCTCCTGCCATTCTCTTCTTATGTTCACGTTCATCTAACACTTCATTGATAAGGATCTTCATCTCCTTAGCATAAGTCTCAGTGAATAATCTTCTTGGTACAACGATGGCAGGTTTATGTGGTTGAGCAACATTTCCTTTTGCTTTCCACTCTTTAAGTTGTTCAGGGGTCATAGGAGCACCCATGCCCTGTGTATCTATTTTACTCATGTCAATGAGGATCGTACTTTTGAATAATTGAATAGACGATAACAAGTGTTATCAGAGCAATACAGATGATTGGTAGTATTAGGTGCATAAAATCCTCAACGTTCTTCCAAGTATAGCATGGCCTTCTTAACCATGTCAACGTTGTTTCCAAACTCTGTCAAACCTCTGTTACAATGCTTACAGATGTCACCAGCAAGTCTAGCATCCTTTGTACCGCATATAACACAAGTACCTATCTTACAGTTACTTGCTACTCTTTTCTTAGTGCATTCTTTACACTCATAAGAATAGGAAGAAAGTTTTGTGGGATCTCTTCGACATCTATAGAAATCATCAAGAAGTATCTTCTTCTTTCCACAGACTCTACAATCTCTCTCAAGCAGCATCAGATGTTCCATCTGAATTTGCTGATCTAAATCCATATCATGCATTCAATCATGCATTTATTTATTGCATAAAAAAAGGAGACCCGAAGGTCTCCTTTCCATCTCGAACTCGAATATATTTATCCGACAGAAGGAGCAACAAGTGCAACTTCAGATGTCTCAGCAGATGCTAAGTCAAGTGGGAAGTTGTGTGCATTTCTTTCATGCATAACTTCCATACCAAGGTTTGCTCTGTTAAGAACATCACCCCAAGTAGGTACAACCTTACCAGAAGCATCAACAACCGACTGGTTGAAGTTGAATCCATTGAGGTTAAATGCCATTGTGCAGATACCCATAGAGGTTAACCATACACAGACCACAGGGAATGTAGCAAGGAAGAAGTGAAGTGAACGAGAGTTGTTGAATGATGCATACTGGAAGATTAATCTACCGAAGTATCCATGAGCAGCAACAATGTTGTATGTCTCTTCTTCTTGACCAAATTTATAACCATAGTTTTGTGATTCATTCTCGGTAGTCTCTCTGATTAGAGAAGATGTAACGAGTGAACCATGCATAGCAGAGAATAATGCTCCACCGAACATACCTGCTACACCTGCCATATGGAATGGATGCATCAAGATATTATGTTCTGCTTGGAATACGAACATGAAGTTGAACGTACCAGATATACCTAGAGGCATACCATCAGAGAAAGA